CTTCAGAGGTTAGATTACTTCAACAAAATGTATTACGCATGGGTGCAACTTCAAAAGAAAGGAGGTCGCCATGAGTAAGGAGTACATTGGAACAGATTGCTATAATCGCAAGATGGAGCTTTACCATATCGGCAATGAAGTTTATTGCGACCACATCAAAAACGGAGTTGTCGTCAAGACAAATAGCATCACTGTAGATAACCGCATTCTTGGATTGTTTAGCAGTCCTCATACAAGCGGAGCATATATCTACGATGAGATAGCAAGAATGTATGGCAAGAAGTTATAATAACTGCATATAAAAAGTAAGAGCAATGAAGACAGACAACGTTTTAGAGCATTTCGCTGAAATGATGATTTCACGAATGCAAAAGATGAAGGCAGGAGATTGGAAGATGGGTTGGTTCACCACATCTTATGGTGGTAACCCAGTGAACCTTGGAGGGCGTGAATATAATGGAATGAACTCATTCTTCCTGTTCCTCTGCATGATGGACGAAGATAGATTCAAATATCCTATCTTTGCTACCTTCAATCAGATAAAGGCATTAGGAGCTAGTGTGAACAAAGGAGAGAAAAGCTTCCCTGTTCTATTTTGGTCCATTCAGTACAAAGACAAGAATGGAAACAAAATAACAGAAGACAGCTACAACGGAATGACTCGATCAGCCCAACTAGACTGCAAAGTTCAGCCTTTCTTGAAGAGCTACAATGTGTTCAACCTCAGCCAAACCAACCTCGAAGAGTTAGCACCTAAGACGATGCAGAAGTTGAAGGATAAGTTCAGTCTCAAAGATAAGAATGAGTTGCCGACAGACACGGCTGGTATGTACGTCAACGAGAAAATTGATGATATGCTTCTTTATCAGAAGTGGCTCTGCCCTATCCGCTACGACAAGTATTCTAGCGGAGCCTTCTACAGAGTAGGGACAGATGATATTACCACACCTCTTAAAAGCCAGTTCAAGAAGGGCAATACAGAGCAGGAGATATTCGAGGATGGACAGGAGTACTACTCAACCCTTCTACATGAAATGGTTCACTCAACAGGGCACAAGTCTAGATTGAATAGAGGGTTTGAGGAAGAGAAAGGAGAAAAGGACTATGCAAGAGAAGAGTTGGTTGCAGAGCTTGGAGCAGCTCTTATCGGAAACGTCCTAGGCTTTAGCAGTCGCATTTTAGATAATAACGCTGCTTACCTGGATGGTTGGATCAGCAAGCTTAAAAAGCAACCAAAGTTCATCGTTTCTGTTTTGACAGACGTAAACAAGGCAGCTAAAATGGTATTAGAAATCGTGAACAAAGAAAAGGCACAATTACTAATGCCTGCATAAGATATTTTATTGCTCTATCTAAGGCGGTATAAGCGGATTTGCTTGTATCGCCTTTATTCATTATCATCAAAAACATAAAAAGCTCTATAAGCGAAAATAAATATGCAATTTCTTGGTTAAATCTATTTGTTGATGAAATATTTTTAGTATCTTTGCACCAAAAGTAGTAAAGATATGAACATCGAAGAAATACTCAAGAAAACTGATACTATCAGCCAAAAGATAGAAGAGCTACGCAGAAGGACTGTAATGGTCCCTTTGTGGAGTTATCTTTTGAGTTTATATGAGCCAGCAAGCCATAAGGTAATGACAGATACCATAAGCCTTCGTGATAAAGACAATGGTGAAAAATCATCCCGTATAGCGGTTGCCCTTGAAAAGCTGCTCACAAACAGAATAACAGAATTTACATTCTCTATACCAGTTAAGAGAAAGTACAACACTCCAGAAAATGATATTCAGAGGGAAATCCAAAAGGCATTAGAAAAAATCTACGATTGTGCTCATATTGACAACATGAACTACAAACGTGGACTAGCCTATTTCGCAAGCTGTGAAATCTTCACCATCTGGTATTCTGTTAAGAAGCATAACTCTCTATATGGTTTTGAATCAAACTACAAGTTGAAGTGCAAAACCTTCTCTCCTATGGATGGAGTAAGATTGTACCCTATCATTGATGAGTATGATGATATGCAAGCTATGTCGTTTGAGTATGATAAGACCGTTTCCGATAAAGAGACGATAACATTCTTCGAAACCTTTACAGAAAACTATCATTTCATTTGGAAGAAAAGTAACCTTGGTGAAATGTGGGAGGAAGTAACTGCACAAGTTGATGAGGATGGGAACACTAAGAGTGGTGAGGAAATCATCATCCGTAAGATTCCTGGAGCATACCTGTCTCGACCTCATGCCATCTACGAGGGGCTTGATAATATCCGAAGTGAATTTGAGTATAATGTCAGTCGCAATAGCAACGTGATTGCATATAACGCTGCACCAATCGCAAAAGTCAAGGGTGGCATAGTCG